TTATATTTACCAAAATTAAATTCTGGTGGTGTGGCAATCATTGAAGATATTGAAAGTATAAAGTGGATAGAGTTTTATAAAAAATATATTCCTGATGGTTATACATATGAAAGTATTGACACCGACAGAAAAGTAGAATATAATAACCTTTTATTTGTGATTAGAAAAAAATGAATGACATTACAATAGTTACCGCTTTCTTTGATATTGGTCGTGGTGAATGGTCTCCAGACAAAGGTTTACCAGCATATCTCCAAAGAACAACAGAAACATACATGGAAAGATTTGGTTATATGGCTAAACTTGAAAATGATATGGTTGTATTCACTTCTAAAGAATTTGTTGATGATATTAAAAGTCTAAGACAAGATAGACCAACAAATATTCTAACTATTGACTTTCCAAACAGTTTTGAAAAATTGCGTGAAGAAATCACAAAGATTCAAAGTGATCCTAGGTATCAGGCAAAAATAAATCCATTTCAAGTTCGTAATCCAGAATATTGGAACGCAGATTATGTATTGGTTAATTTATTGAAATCTTCTTTTGTCAATCAAGCAATCAATAGAGGTATAATTGATACAGATTTAATTGCATGGATGGACTTTGGTTATTGTAGAGATCCTAATACAACAAACGATATCAATCATTGGTATTGTCCTTTAGATAAAGATAAGATACATTTTTTCACAATAAAAGATTGGGTTGATGGTACATACATTGAAGATGTTATCATTAACAATGATGTTCATGTAACAGGTCCATGTATTGTTGCTGGAAAAGAAAAGTGGCCAATTTTAGAAGCCTTGGTTCACCATAATGTAAATGAATTGATTAAAAACAATTTAATGGATGATGACCAAACTTTATTGTTGATGTCTTATCTACAATCTCCAGAATCATTTGAATTACATAGATTGAATGGTGATTGGTTTGTTGCCTTTAAGGAATATCATGTTAATCCAGATTAATTGTACCGCCAACCTTGGTGATTTTTCAAATGCACTACCTGTAATTTCAGGTATCTCAAAATATATTAATGATCCAATTGATTTGATTATTCGTGGTGAAATGAGAAAGTTTGTTGGTATTAAAGAACTTCTATTATATCAACCATGTATTAAGTCTGTTGAGTTTGATGATGAGGTATATTTCAACGGTGCAATGAATCTTAGTTCTTGGACACGCATGGACCAACAAGATGAAAATAGGCCTGTTGAAACTTGTCGTTATGAGAATTGGGTAAACGACAATTACAGAATGTTATTTGAAGTGGATGATGACTTTGAATTGTTGGTTCAACCTATGCCACACATTTCCATGGAAAGCACAAACAATTATATTATTGGTGACAGATGGAATCATCCAACAATCGACACACGAAGAAAAGTTCAAGTAGTTAAAGATGGTGTTAATCCTGACCCATCAAAGGTTCTATATTTGGATTACACTAAACCTTTAATGTATAATCTTAATCTTGTTAAGAACAGTCCTAAACCCTTCATTACAACATTTACAGGTGTTGGCATTCTTGCAGACTTGATGAACAAAGAAACAATTGTTTGTTGGGATGAAGATATGAGAATGTGGGACGGACATCCTGTTGAGTTTGATTTCAAACGACATTATTATGGTAATCGTAAATCTAAATTGGTTTATGTTAAAGATGTGGTTCTATGATTATCAATATTGAACCTGGAACTTTTGGTACTGTTCGTAATGGTGATTTAATTGCTGTTGCTAATGTTGTAGAACATTTACGAAAAATTAATAATAATCCAAAAATTAGATTTCATTTGAAACCAGGTTCTATCAGTTCTGAAAAGTATGTTCAAGACTTTCATTCATTTCTGTTAATGACAACAGATTACTTTTCTGCATTTGAAGGAACAGAATCATTACCTTGGCGCAGAGTTAATGTTTGGGATTTCCGTGACATCTCCGGCGATTTAGTGAAGATACCCAATATTCTACCAATGCAAAAGAAGATTGTAATTTTTCCTTTATTGGACGCTCCATACAATCAATGGCGTAATTGGCCACAACATGTGTTGCAATCTCTAATAGAAAAATATTCTACTGATGAATATAAAGATTATGAAAAGATAATCTGTTCTAAAGATACCGTTGTTGCCGATGGTTGGATAAACAGTACCGATTTTATGGCAAATATCCAACATATTTTGGAAGCAGAGATTTTTATTGGTGGTGACACAGGAACAACACACTTTGCTTTTGCGCTTGACAGAGCACCTAAAGACCTGTTATACTATGGATCCAGTCGAGCATTAGTTCATACTTTACCATTCTATCTACTCCAAGGAAAAGGTCGGATGACCAATTATTGGTTGGATTTTGAAGGTAGTAAATGGAATAATTGAACGACTATGTATCTAACCCAATAATTTAAGGGTTGGACACTATAATTACAGAAGTTGTATAAATAAGCAACCGGCAACCAAAGTGTGTTGCAATTCAGAAGGAAATTAATGTTATCTTTTAATTCGTTTATCCGAGAGTCCACATCCATGGACGATGAACAGTTGGGTCATTTGACCCATACGAAAGATATTCCACATGAAGATCCATCTAAAGCTGGCGAATCACTCAAATTATTAAAAGCATTTCATAATATCCGCCAAGGTAAAGCATCTGGTGGAATTCAAGCCACATTAAAAACTGATGGTGGGGCATCTATACATATCATACATGATGATAAAGGTATTGGTGTATCCGATAAACATAGATTTAAACGTGGTGTAATCGCTAGAACACCTAAAGAGATTGACCAACACTTTGGTCATGCACCAGGCTATGCGGCCGCTTTGAAACATGTATTGAAACATGGTAAAGAGTTTGTCAATAAAGGTCATCATGTTCAAGGAGACCTATTACATAGTCCTGCAGAAGATGTTAAAAAGACTGACGGTCATACGATTGTAACTCCTAACGCAATCACCTATAAAGCAAAAACAAATGCACCAGTTGGTATTGCAGTTCATACAGAAGTTAAAAATGGTGTTGCTCAGGCACTATCTAAAGGTGCATTGAAACATTCAGATAACGTATTTGTACCACAACACGAATTCAAGGCAAATCCTGCAACTTATTCTGAAAAAGATAAATCTGCGACAGAAAAACATATTGCAGCTGCCGAGAAACTATTATCTCAACACACCACAGACCATTTAACTCCACACCATCGGAAACACTTTACTACATACTTAAATAGAACAACAAGAACAAATACTGTTCCGTCTGTTGAAGGTTATAAAAAACATTTGGCATCTATTGGTGAAAAAGAATCTAATAAGTTAAAAACGCCTGTTGGCCAGATGCGTAAGGCAAGTGAATATGCAGGTCATGTTGCTCATGTAGAAAGCAATAAAGAAGCATTTCAAAGGTCAATAGATATTAGACACCATCTTGGCCAAGCAACAGAACACCTATTAAAAGGTATAAGTCATCCAGATATGGAAACAAGTATTAATGGTAAGAAGTCGCCTGGTGAGGGTATTGTTCTACAAAAGAATAATAGACCTGTTTCCAAATTAGTTCCACAAAAAGTATCTAATGCAATATTGAATAATACAAGGTTCCAGAAAGTTTAATAATGAAATCGTTTTTACAGTTAGTAGAAGAAAAGTCACAAGGTGAAAAACATCATGTGATGACCTTTGGTCGGATGAATCCTCCAACCACTGGACATTTGAAACTAATTGATAAAGTAAAAGAAGTTGCCAAAAAACACAATGCCAGTCATTCTGTTGTGACTTCACATTCACAAGATTCTAAAAAGAATCCACTATCTGCTGAACAAAAGATTAAACACCTTAAGAGATATTCACCTGGAACTCATTTTGAGGCGTCCACTAAAGAACATCCCACATTCTTGCATCATGCAGAGAAATTGCACAAACAAGGCGTAACACATCTTCATATGGTTGTTGGTTCTGACCGTGTAAAAGAAATGAAAGAGAAGTTACACAAATATAATGGAACACATAAAGGTGCATTGTATAACTTTAAGAAGATAACCGTCCATTCAGCAGGACATCGTGATCCTGATTCTGAAGGCTCAAGTGGTATGTCTGGCACCAAGATGCGTGCTCATGCTGCCTCAGGAAACTCAAAAGAATTTAGAAAAGGTGTTCCCGCTCATGTATCAGATAAGAATTCTAAAGAACTTATGCATGATACTCGCAAAGGTATGGGATTACATGAAAACATCAATCGTGGTCTATTCAAAGCAATCTTTGTAACTGGTGGTCCAGGTTCTGGTAAAGATATTGTCATCCGTGAAGCAATTGCTGAATCCCGTGCAGTAGAACTTAATTCTTCACAAGCATTTGATTATTTGGCCGACAAACAGAAATTATCTGAGAAAACCAATGACTTCCGCAGAGAAGCCATTCGAAATCGCCTTCCATTAATCATCAACGGACCAGCAGATAATATTGAGAAAATCAACCATATCAAAGAAGAATTGGAAGATTTAGGATATGTCACCATGATGGTATTTGTTAATACCACAAATGAAGTTAGTCAAGAAAGAAATACCAAATTATCTAGAATGATGGTTGAATCCATCCGTTATGATAAATGGTCGCAAGCTCAGAAAAATAAACAACTTTTTGCAGAATCCTTCAACAGATTCATCCAAATTGATAATACGGGTTCGTTGGAATCAATTGAGGAAGATATAACTCAAACTTACCTAAATATTGGTGACTTCATTGAAAGTAATATATATGGAGATATATCGTTGTCTTGGTTAGAAAGACATGATAAATTAAACAGGAATGACAATCTAATTAAGGAAGAAAAAAATGTTAAAAGCAATTCTAAGTTTGTTCAAATCAAATCCAACCGAGGACTCCAAGCAGGAGGACTTGACAGTATCCCAGCCGACAACCGAGCAGGCGATCCAAACTCAGACAACATCAAGTGGGACGGAGCAAAGCGCACCAGAACCTACACCTTCCGCACCTACAGCGAACAAAAAGCCACGCTCGAAGTCAAACCAGTCCCAAAAGAAAGCAACTTCTCCAAAGACAAAGAAAAAGTAAAGAAGGATAAGTCTTTAAGTGCTGCTCGTGTCGTTAACCCATCTGGTGTGGGTGCAGAATACGACACTAGAGCAGGCGGCCAAGGAGCTGCAGCTGGTGCCGGTTTAGGTAACCAAACATATACTGAAAGTGAAGATTATACTAATGAAAACGGATTTAGTCAAACAGCGCAACCAAATGTGCAACCAAATCCATTAGAATCTCCACAAAAGAAAGCATTTAATAAGTTTAGAGGTAAGATTAAAGAAGCCATTGATGATCCAGGTGCCTGTGATATGGGTGTTGGAGGAACATTAAACGGTGCAACAAATAAAGAACCTTTACAAACTTATAAAGATTCCGATAGAAACATTGGTATAAAAATTACAAAGAAAAAGAAACAGGAGAAATAAGATGTTTGCCAAAGATAAAGTTAGTCAATCTATGATTGATGCCGTAAAGAATATTGTAGAAACACCAGAAACGGTGGAAGAAAATGAAAAAGTTAAAACTTCTACAGGTATGAAAGTTTACGGTTCATCATATGGCAACTCAGAAAGAGCTCGCCGTGAACAACTTAAGCGTCCTGTTGATGACACTAAAGGTCCAACCAAATCAGAATTATCAAATATGGCCAAATCTAAAAAAACTGAAGAAGTTAATTTTGGTTTGAAAGATAAACTTATTGAGGCGCTAAAAGGCAAACAAACTAAACTCGATAAGAACCACAATAACAAATTAGATGCACAAGACTTTGCAATTCTCCGTGGCCAAAAAAATGAAGAAGTAGAAGATGTTGAAGAAGCAGTTCAACCTGCTGATGTGCCTGCATATTTACGCAAAGCAAAAGGAGAAAAACCACTATCTCTTTCTGATGTAAAAGGACCTCGTAAAGATTCTATTTCTCATTCTGCAAACTTAGCACTCAAGCGTTCATCAACTTCTCCAGGTGAAACTGTTTTGTCTAGAGAAGAGGTTGAAGAATTGGATGAAAAAGCAGGTTACTCAGCTAAAGCTGCTCGTGCAGGTAAAGATATTGGTAAACCAGGAAAGAACTTCTCTAAGATTGCTGCTCGTGCAGGTAAGCGTTATGGTTCAGCTG